GGGTTGATGTCTATTCGATGTTGACGGACGTTTTTTATTTGTCTCACGAACAGGCGATTAGTAATTTGCCGTTATACGACATACTTCAAATTTCATACAACAAGCAGGCTTATGACGGATGGATGAGTTATGCGGTTAGAAAAGAACAAGAGAAAGGAGGAAAATAATGGTCAAAAAACGCAGTGAGGCCGAAGTTGTTTTCAAAGCCACTGATGACGGGTTGAAAGATACTGTCAAAGGCATTACATCCGAACTGACAAAAAATAGAGCGGAGTTTAAACTCGAACAGGCGCAACTTCAGTTGACCGGATCAGAGTCTGAAAAGCTAGAGAGCAAACTAGGAAGCTTACAAAAACAATATGATTTACAAGGTCAGAAAGTAGACGCTGTTAGCCAACGCCTTTCAAATGCGAAGAAATTTTATGGTGAAAATTCAATCGAAGTCCAAAAGTTAGAGCGCGAATTGATCAACCAGCAAACAGCACAACAACGAGTCGCAAATGAAATTGACAAAACTTCTCAAGCGCTGAGTACAGCTAAAGGGGATACGCAAACGTATGCCGGCACGATGAGAGAACTAGATGGCGAACAACGGAAATTACAAGCTTCGGCTAACCTGGTTGAATCGGAATATAAAAAATGGCAAGCAACTGCCGGTCAATCGGCGAGCGAATCTGAAAAGCTAGCAAAAGCACAAGAGTATGTAGGTAAACAAAGTGATATAGCCGAACAAAAAATTGGCGTCATGCGCCAACAATTAGATGCTACTCAAAAAGAATTTGGAAGCACATCAACAGAAGCCATGCAGATGCAGGCAAAGTTAAACGATGCAGAACGTGAATTTGAAGAGTTGGGCACGGCTGCAAAAAGCGTTGATACAACCAATCTTGATGATATCGGCAATAAAATCGATATGAATAACCTTATGCAAGCGTCAGATGTTATCTCTGATATTGGCGATAAAATGGCTGAGCTAGGTCAAGGTGCAATGGAATCAGCTGATAATATTGGCGGAGCACAAGCGAAAATACAAGCGAGCTTTGGATTAACAAAAGAAGAAGCAAAAGGTCTGACAGATGTTGCTCGCGGTATTTACTATGATGGTTTTGGCGAATCTTTGGACCAAGTCACTGATGCGGTAGTCCTTGTAAAAAGAAATCTAGGTGATCTGAATAATCAAGATTTACAGAATATCACACAACAAGCCATAACGCTTGATAACACATTAGGTGCTGATATGGATGAGACACTTCGTGGTGTTAGTGGTCTAATGACCAATTTTGGTTTATCAGCTCAGGATGCAATGGATTTGATGGTTGCTGGGACACAAAATGGATTAGATAAATCGCATGAGCTAGGCGACAACATGGCTGAATATAGCCAGTTGTGGTCACAAATGGGTTTTTCAGCAAAGGATACCTTTTCAATTTTGGATAACGGTTTGGATTCAGGTGCATACAACCTCGACAAAGTGAATGACTTTGTTAAAGAGTTTGGGGTTTCTTTGTCGGACGGTCGAATTGAAGACAACATACAAAGCTTTTCAAAAGGAACGCAAGACTTGTTTGGTGAGTGGAAGCAAGGAAAAGCAACGTCAGCAGATGTCTTTAAATCGGTCATTGGTGACTTTAAAGGAATGACGAACGAACAGGAAAAACTTTCTTTAGCGTCAACAATATGGTCCGCACTAGGTGAAGACAACTCAATGAAAGTAATCGAATCATTGACAAAAGTTAACCATACCTTTGATGATGTGGGCGGGGCTGCACAAAAGATGAACGATGCATCAACAACGCCAATGCAAGAACTGAATGGTAAAATAGCGGAATTAAAAGATTCCTTAGCCCCTATCGGAGGGACAATCATTGAATCATTAACTCCTATTGTTGAGTTTTTATCTAAAATGGCACAAGCGTTTAATGGGTTACCCGAACCAGTAAAGAAAATAATTGTCGTTATTAGTGGGTTAGCAGCAGCGTTTGCTGCACTTTCCCCATTTATTGCTTCTCTGATCACCATATTCTCTACTTTAGGGGGATTGTTTGCTGGTGGCGGTGCGTTAGCTGCCGTAGGAACGTTCTTTACAGCAACTTTATTGCCAGCGATACCGATTATCCTAGCAGTGGTAGCTGCTGTGGTAGCAATTATAGCAATTATAAAAAACTGGGGAGCGATCACTGACTGGCTGTCTGAGAAATGGACAACATTCAAAGATTGGCTAGTGGGCATTTGGACAAGTATCAGCACAACCGCTAGCACAGTTTGGACTGCCATCACTACGGCCATAACCGGCGCCTGGAACAACCTAGTCGCTATCGCTAGTCCGATTTTTGAAACAATCAAAAATGTGATAACCGTCGTGTTTATGACTATTCAAAGTGTGATCTCCGGTATCTGGACAGTTATTACTGCTCTGCTTCAAACTGCATGGAACTTTATCGTTGCTATGGCAAGCCCAATATTACAACCATTAGCAGCTTTCTTTAGTGGACTATGGAATGGGATTAAGAATGTAGCCACAACGGTATGGAGTACAGTATCTAGTTTCCTATCTTCTGTTTGGAACGCACTATCAAACGTTGCTAAGTCAATATTCAATCCTGTTGCTTCATTCTTTTCCTCTATATGGAATGGGATTAAAAATGTGACATCCAATGTATGGGATTCCATAAAGAATACTTTATCAACTGTCTGGAATGGGATAAAAGCGGTCGCCTCAAGTATATTCAATAGTTTGGCATCTTTTCTTTCTGGGTTGTGGAATGGCATTAAAAATACTGCATCTAGCATTTGGAATGGCATCAAATCTACAATAAGTAATGTGGCAAATGGTATTAAAGATTCAGTATCAGGGGTTTTTAATGGGTTAAAAAGTACTGTTTCGAATATTTTTAACGGAATCAAAAATGCTATGACTAGTCCAATAGAAGCTGCTAAGAACACTATTAGCAATATTATTGATCGAATTAAGGGATTCTTCAGCGGGATCAATCTTAGGCTACCAAGAATTGAAATGCCACCATTGCCACATTTTAGTTTATCTGGTCATTTTAGTTTGAAACCACCTTCAGTTCCACACTTAAATGTGGATTGGTACAAAAAAGGTAGTGTCTTTAATGGACCGAATGTTATTGGTGTTGGTGAAGCAGGACCGGAAGCAGTTTTACCTCTTAATGATACTGTACTGGGTTCTATTGGTCGTATGATTGCTGAAAGAATGCCAGAGGGATCAGGAAACGGTCAGATAGTCCACAATGAAATTAAACTGGAAATTAATGGTAATGTTGATAGCGAGGCAACAGCTCGCAGGATGGTTGACGACATTGTGGGAAGAATCACTGAAATCTATAACAATAAAAATTCAGCATTTAGCTAGGAGGGACAAACGTGTATAACGATATTATTGAAGCTATTATAAACAACATATCCTGTCAGTCGTATCGCTTATGTGTTGTTGGTAGACCGCCAGTTCCTTCGCCAAAGATAAAGTATCAAGAAACAAACGTTAAAGGGCGCAATGGCTCTTATTACGAGAAATACGGGTATGAAGATATTGAGTATCAGTTAACCTTCAATTACTTGGAGGAGCCTGAAACAGGTACGTTCAAGTTACAAATGCGGAAAATCAGACAATGGTTATATATGGCGAATCGATTGGAATTATCTGATGAGCCAGATGTGTATTATGAAGTGAAGAAAGTCGAAATCGGGGATGCTGAAAATGACATTGTTGAATTCGGCTTTTTTGAGGTGACGTTTACTCTGGCACCATTTGCAAAAATTATTGAGAATAGCCCGATTGAATATGCAAAAACTGCTAGTAATTTAGAAGTTGTTTTTGACAATCGGTCAATTGTAAATTCTGAACCTAAAATAATTATTTATGGATCAGGAGATTGTACAGTAGCCATCAATGCCGGTGAGTCAATAAAATTCACTGGAATTGATGGATCAATAATTATTGATTGTGAAAGGAAACTGACCTATAAGACGGATGCTAATGGGGCGCATATGAACCAATCTTCAAAACAATCCTCAAATGCTTATCCCGAATTAAAGCCAGGGGATAATACATTTCTTCTAATCGGAAAGTCGATTACAAAAGTTGAGGTTTGGCGTAATGCCTTAGTTTAAGGAGGGTATATTTTGGCAATTCCATTTTTATATAGCTCGGACGATTCTACCAATGATTACTCCAGAAACGGATTGGGTGCATTACCGGATTGTTCAAGCTTAATAACCGCAAGCGCATTAAATGGTGAAGTCACACTCCAAGGTTCTGTATCCATTGGAAAAGTGAATGTAGATAATATTATCAATGGCAACATTATTAAATTGAAAATAAATGACACTCAAAGGCCGCAAATAATGCGGCTTTTTAATGTAAAAAAATCAATGGCAAGCGGGCTAGTCACTTTTTCTGCCGAGCCTGTAGTTAACGATATCAGAGAATCTTTTATTCCGAAGTTTGACGAAAATGCAAAATCTGTCATTCGGATGTTTGATGCTTTGAGATCTAAAGCGAAACCAGCTATACCGGCAAGATTCAAGTTTTTCAGCGACAAAGACAATGAAGCTGCAATAAAACTAGAAAGAGTAAGTGCCTTACAAGCACTAGGCGGTGTAGAAGGATCATTCTTGCAAAAGTTCAAAGGAGAGTATGAAAAAGACAATCATGATATCTACTTACATAAACGCATGGGGGAAGATCACAAAATTAAGATTCTCTACACCAAAAATCTAAATGGACTAGATATCGAGGTTGACACACAAGGGATTGTTAACGGAATATATGGTTTTGCAAAATTGGACGGTTCAGAAGATATCATTGAATCGACTAAGCAAATCACCTATTTTGAAAAACAATACAATAACGGTGTGATTAACCCAGTCGATTTTTCTACAGACAAGCCAAGTAATAGTGCAGCGCTTCAAAAATTGGTTGATGCATACATCAAAGCAAATACTGAACTCAATACTCCAAAAGTTACTGCTAAAATAGATTTTATTCTTTTGAATAATCAGCCGAATTACAAAGAATTTGTAAATATGGAAAGTGTAGGTATGGGCGACGGCGTAGACGTCTATCATCCTATTTTGGATGTTGATTTACATGCACGCGTTATTAGTTATGAATACGATAGCATTACTGAACAGTATACGAAATTAGAGGTAGGCTCTGTCAAAGCAAGTTTCATAGATCAAATTGTAAATAAGATAGACGAAAACAACCAAGAGTATGATGATAGAATTCATCTGGTGGAAGATGCTCAGCAGGAAGCATCAGATATTATCAAAAATCCAGGAGAAGGTCATGTTGTCATTTATCCATCAATCGCTAATCCACAAGAAATATTAATAATGGATACCACGGATGTAAATACTGCAAAAAATATTTGGCGATTTAATGAAGGTGGGCTTGCATTTAGTCGGACAGGATACAACGGCATGTATGAACTAGCTATGACGAATAATGGAGCAATCGTTGCGGATCGGATAACAACGGGTACCTTGAGGGCAATTACCATCATTGGTGCGACAATAACAGGGTCTAAGTTTCAATCTGATGGTAAAGATTTTGATATCAAGATTGATAATGGAGTTGTGACATGGATAAAGAAATCGGACAACTCAACTGCATTTACGATGAGAGCGCAATACCCTTCGGCATCAGTTACACACAGTATTGGATTTGAATTAGGAAGTAATCAGGGAAGCTTTTCTGTTGGAAAGCAAAATGATTCCAACCACTCGATGTCGTTTGGAACGGATACATTCTTTGTGCGCAATATAGGGAAAATAGCATACACTCCTCAGTGGGGCTTTATTTTAAACGAGGACCCCAAACAAAGTTATACTGCAAACTCTGCTTCTTTTAATGCATTTTTAGGAGATGACGGATATATAAGCTTAGGACAAACGAATGCTAAAAAAACCTCGCTGGTTTGGTTGCGCGATGGTGGGCTTAAAGTTGCTATAGGTAATTTTAGTGTAGCAGGAACGAAGAACAGTGCTGTTAAGACTCAGAATTATGGGGAACGTTTGTTGAATGCTTTTGAGACGCCAGAGTATTTGTTCGCTACCTTCGGCAAAGCAATTACAAATGATGAAGGGTATGTTGAAGTCGAGATCGAACCCATGTTTTTAGAAACAATTAATACGAATTCCAAAAATTATCATGTTTTCGTTTCGCCCTATGACAATTCAACAGCATACGCCTGTTATTTAGAGTATGATCGCTTTTTGATTAAGTCAGATAAGCCAAATGTAGAAGTTAGTTGGCATTTAGTGGCTTATCGTAAAGGGTATGAAACGTATTATTTGGAAACACCTTTGTCAAATAGTGAGAAAACGCCTGATTTACCGACTTATGTGCAAACATTAGAGAATCACGTTCAGTCATTAGACCCAATTATGAAGTATCCATTAAGCCCAGAAGAAGAGCAAATCCGAAGGGAAGAAGCAGAGCAAAGGCGTGTTGAAAAGGAGGCGGACAAGTGTGAGTGAGGTATTACGATTTGATTTAGCTAAAGATCCAAAAGGAAACCCAATCACCTATGGACGTGTTGGCGACGGTGGGGGTTTTGTTCGAAAGATAAACGTTTTTGAAGATGGAAAGCCGTTTGATATAACTGGATGGATACCCACATTTGAAGGCAATACCAGTGACTATAAAACGAAAGTATTTGATTCTGAAGGAATTACTATTACTGATGAGAAATCAGGTGAGTTCACGTACACCTTTCCGAATATGGCATTTGCTGTTGAAGGTCAATATGAACGAGCGTATTTCTCATTTACAAAGGGGAATCAACGTAAGTCTACTGGAAATTTTGAAATTATTGTTTTTGGTAATTCAGATATTGATGCACCAGAAGCGGAAACAATTATCACTGAGTACAACAAATTAGTTGCTGAGCTGCAAGCATTGCAGAAAGAGAATATTGAAGATCTACAAAAGCAGCAAAACAATTACATTCAATCAGCAGAGTCAAAATTCAGTATTTTGCAAGGTGACATTGCAAAACTACAAAAACAGATTGATACTTTCAAATCTGATGTGAATACGGCAGCGTCAAACGCTGTAACAACTATAAATAAAGCACTAGAAGAATTTAAAGATCAAGATTTTTATACTAAATTAGAAGCAGATAACCATTTCGCCAAAAAAACTGATTTGACTAAAGAGAATGTCCAATTAGGTAACGTAGATAACTACGCTACGGCTAATCAAACAGAAGCCGAGCAGGGAATTGCATTAAACAAGTTCATGACACCTATGGGCGTCAAACAGCACTTAGATGCGCGCATAGCTACAACAGAAGAAACAGGAGCTGGTGAGCGTAACGACGTACTAATCACACCAAAAAGATTAATTGAAATATTGAAACAATACACGCTTTTCAAAGAACATTTTGGGAATGGTGAGGAACTTAAAGATAACACAACTGACGGTGTGCTACTGAAAATAGGTGAAAGCCTCGGTGGTTCAATTAACTATGCTACAGCTAGACCATACAAAATTAATTCCGATGGCTCACTTACGTTCAACAAAGATGGTCGATTCAGATTCTCTGGTTCTGCAAAGTTAGTAGCTGGAGACACCAACCCCACCGATTACATGTATACGCAGATTGTTGTTGGTTCTACTATTAATGATTGGATCAATCAAGGTTCGACGAAAGCTACAAATGGTACTATGCGATTGACTTGGACTTTTGCTGGTTCAATAATATTGGATGTAAATTCAGGCAATCGTGTTTATATTCGCTCGTCTATCCGAAGCGGCAAGCAGGCTTTTCTTGCACAGTTAATGGAGCTCACGATCGAGGAAGTTCGATTCTCTGGTTGAAAAATTCATTTAAGATTATAAGAGTATGATTCAGATTAAGCACACTTTAGAGTGTGCTTTTTATTTTGATTGGAAGGTGGAAAGGCATGTGCATTTTTTCGACGAGTTACTAGAACTCAATGGGCTTTTGATGTCTTTGGGAATTGGAGGAATCGTAGGCGTTCTAGGTTGGGTAGGAAAGTTGATACTAAAGAATAAAAATATTGCAGAGCAAAATAAACAACTAACGGAACAGAGATTTAAAATGCTTGAAGCTGCAAATGTTGCTATCTTGCACAATGAGATTTATAAGCAATGTTCTTATTTTATCGAACAAGGAGAGGTTGAAGTCGATGATCTCGACAACCTTGAATATCTTTGGCGCGGATATCACGGATTAGGAGGTAACGGAACAGGCGAGCTTCTTTACAACCGTGTGAGACAGCTTCCTTTGAAGGGAGGTGAATCGCATGCAAAATAAGACATTTGAAATTCTTAAATGGATTGCATTGATAGTTATACCAGCATTGGCCACTTTTGTTGGCTTAGTAGGAAAGGCAGTCAACTGGGAATATACCGATGTTGTAGTAATTATCATTACTGGATTTGGCGCTTTTCTCGGAACTGTTTTAAGTGTGTCCAATCGGACGTACAAGATGTTTCCCGATGATAAAAAAGAATAGTAGGAGGAATAGAATGAAAAAGAAATTCTTGATGGGAGCTGTTGCAGCTCTTTTTTTATTGCCGATTTTCCCAATGAATGTGGATGCGGCTAAAGGAGATCAAGGGGTCGATTGGGCTATTTATCAAGGGGCACAAGGTCAATTTGGCTATGCTCATGATAAATTCAGTATTAGCCAGATTGGCGGATATAACGCTGGTGGACTATACAATCAGTCGACGTATGAAAGTCAAGTAAACTCCACTCTAGCGCAAGGAAAACGTGCCCACACGTATATTTGGTACGATACTTGGGGAAACATGAGTATTGCGAAAACTACGATGGACTACTTTTTGCCAAAGGTGAAGACACCGCGTGGATCAATCGTCGCTTTAGATTTCGAACATGGAGCATTAGCAACTATTCCTGATGGATATGGTGGCTATACGAGTTCTCCGACTGAGAGAGCTGCCAATACCGAAACGATCCTGTATGGTATGCGGAGAATAAAAGACGCAGGATACACTCCAATGTATTACAGCTATAAACCATTTACTTTAAAACATGTTGATTACCAAAGAATTATCAAAGAATTTCCTAATTCACTGTGGATGGCTGCGTATCCGAATAACAATGTCACTCCTTATCCAGTGTGGTCCATGTTTCCTAGTATGGATGGTGTGGGCATCTATCAATTCACATCCACATATGTTGGTGGTGGGTTAGATGGAAATATCGATTTAACAGGTATCACTGATAACGGATATACGACGCTGCCTGACCCTAATCCTAGTGAAACAACGGATATCTACCGTGCTGGGCAGAACTATTCTGTGATGGAAGTCAAAAATGACAAAGGTCACGTGGATGGTTTTGGTGCAATGGCAGGCAAGATTAAGGCAGAAGGATGGAGTACTCGTACTCACAAATATCAGTATGCTTTTATTCGTGATCGGACAACAGGCAAAGAACTAAAACGTATTAAGCTGAAAGATCTACCCCGGGCGGATGCAGCGAAGGTGTACAACCGTAGCGATACTGCAGGGTTCCAAATCGAGTTCAATCAAAAAGATGTTGCAGGCCACTCGATCATTATCATGATCCGTAGTACCAATGATTCGAAAGGCGATACAAAAGACGGATTCAACGATCTAACCGAAACGCGTTGGTATTTAGACGTGTAAAAAGTTATCCCGAAATAAAAACTCGCTAATAAGTCTCTTTTGCTCAATTTGACGCAAAAAAAGTGTTTGATA